CTTCTATTCCTCTCGCCACTGGGAGGAAGAGATTTGCAAGCATCCCCTTCGATATTGTAGTCACTGCAGCGTCATCACCGCATGTCGAAGAGGATCATGTTGTTCCTCATTTAGCCATTGTTGAGAAGGATGTAGGGCCAACTGGATCAGTGGTAGCACTCTTTTATCAAGCATCGGTTACTCGGTATCGCGTTAGGATGGATCGGTCATACCTTGTTGGTTACTCAATAGACCAAGTCCTCCCTGACAACTTGACCTTTTCCGATGGGTATATAGTGCAGAAGCTCACCCCACCCTCTATTTATTATGAGGGACCTTTTTACGTGTCACATTCATACACGTCGAAATGGGGGGATTCAGATATAGCCTTCTCCTTCCGCATGCGCGCATCTATAGACTATGGTCTGGTCAGTGCAGGTGATTATTTGGTCGTAACGGGAGACGATCATATCACCTTTACTCTCCAGGTAAATTAATTTCAGTCACTTGGCCAGTAGTGCGTTTGTAGCTTCTTGTTATGTCTGCGTAGTATAGTTTTTAGTAGATAGTATAGTTGTAGTTTAGGAGCTACTGTGCCAGTGAATGTTAGTGAAATCAAAACCCTGCCTTGGGAAGCAGAACCCATGTACATATTGTAGTATGTAAATAGCCCAGATAACAGCAGTAGTATAGTTTTTGCGTTGTTTTTTGGGGCCTCATGCCACCAAAACAGGCCGTCCCGTAGGCCCGTGATCACTGGGGTAAGCTGTAGCCGCTTATTCTAAATCCAAGTAACTAACTCATGGGGGTTCGCAATTCCAGAATAGCATTTTTAAAATTAGGCAAAATGAATCCACTCTCTAAAACACCGCACCACAAAACCCCCCCTTCTTCCCCATTAAGTACTTCCGATTATGAAGTTCTGCTTTTTGATTTCACCAACGATGAAACTAACCCCAAAGTTTCTTACGTGCCTAACCCGTGCTCATCGAGCGAGGCTGATAGGAAGCGAGCACACAAAGAAGCTCGCACAAGTTTATTCAAGCGTCCCGGGCAAAGACGCTCGATTAGGAGCCCTCCTTCTTTAAATGTTGACGATGATTGTTCGTCCAAGGATCTAACACCACCAAGCACTCTGCCCGGGAGTGGTGTTCAGACGGGCCTCGGCTCCACCAATGTTGAATATGGAATTTGTTGTTGCCAAGAGGATAAGGATCGTGGCATCTACTGGAATGGTAAGAAGGTTAATGATTCTGCCATAGTGAGGTTCGCTCCCCAGGGGACAGTTCTCAGCAATGTATTGACTGCTGGGCCTGGGTTTGCGCTCCAAGCTCCAGGGGGTCGCGAAGTTCAGCTACTTACTTCTTGTTGGGGTGCCAACGGATTCCTACCACTTCTTGAGAGATTGTATGCTGAGCATGCAGTCCTCAGGAATACGCGCGAAGCCAGCCAATTGCAAACTATACTAGCAATTGCTGGAAGTTATGGGATGTACCCCCCCATCGTTCAAACGGCAAAAGACTACATAAGCTACCGGCAGAATGAAGTTAGAGTCTTTCAAGATTCGATCAGATTGCAAAACGGTGAGATAGTAGCTCCTATTTGCCATGCTCCAGCTATTGCCCATTACCCGGATTGCTACCGGAATGGGCAACCATGGAGAATCGATTTTACGCCTTGTGCTCCTAATGCCCCCTTCAAAGCACGCAACTTTGTGACCTCCATAACTCATCGTTATTTGGAGGGAGGGCATCAGGTAACTAAGACTACATTTGGGAATCTTGTCAATGAGCAGACAGTCAAGTTCACTAAGGAAGAATGTAAAACACGATACTGTACCGCTTATTTCCGTTTTGTTGGCGTTAACCAACAGCCTTTTGTATGGTACGACATCAGCAATCATTCTATGGAAGTTGGTGTCAAGCGTATCATAGGCGCTAGAGACGGCGAGGCAGAATTCCAAGCAAATGAGGATTTGATGTTTGTTACTTGGCGGAAGTTGATGATGGAACATTCCAAACGCACGGGGTTCGGTAAGGACGGGCAACTTGAAAAGTTGTTTTCACTGGTATCTTGTCCTTACCTCTCTAACCCTCGTCGCTGCCGCAGCGCTCGTGGCAAGGCGATCCACATCTGGGTTGCTGAGCGTTTCTTTGAGCTTTATTTCTCACGATCCCATACACCATGGATTAGAGGTAAATTGGACACCCTCTACGGAGCATGGGATGATACGTGTGATCATTTAAGGGAATACCTTGATGAAGGGTTCGACACTTTATGGTCCTTCTTTGGGAGGGACCTAATGAGGACGATACCGCACGTGAAGAAGAAATTACGATCAGCCTACGTTGATGGAATTAAGCTCCATGACCGTCTCGATGACTGTGTCAAAAGAGTTGAGGCGCATGTTAAAGAAGAAATTGCTAAGCCACTTAAAAACCCGCGTCTATTTGTGTCCTATGACGCAGGCTGCATGTATGCCAACCACATACCGGAGCTTATCAAGCTAGTGCAAAACGGAACTAGGGTGGTAACTCTGGACGGAGTTGGTGGTGACATAAGATTTGAAATCTGTGTGTTGTCCTATGACGTTGGGTCCTGCTTGCATGTTGTAATACAGAACCTTATGAACGTATTGGACAGTGCTTCAGACAGATTCCACGCCTGTATTTTTTCGGATGACATGGTCGTGGTTGGTAGCATTCGAGGACGGAAGTTTGCTTATAATGTAGACATATCGTCGTGTGATGCTAGCAACGGATCATACGTTTTCGGCGTGCTAGGATGCATGATAGCGGGTTTCAACATTGAAGAGGCTTACGGTTTGATTTCCCAATGCTGTAAGCCTATTATTTTACGGTCAATTGATAAGTCTGAGCAGTTTAAGATTAAGCTAGCTCGACCATTCGAGGGCTCTGGAACAGTTTTGACAACGATTCTGAACAACTGTGCTTCAATAAGCATCGTGTTGGCTATTATATACCTCATTAACGAGCGAAGGCTCGACCTTTTTAGTTCTCAGGACGAAGGGTCCATAATGGAGGATACCATTAAAAAGGGTGCTTGCACTGTTGGTCA